GTAATATCTTTAAAATCATGTGGAAATCGAAATATTATATGCATCACTTATCCTGGTTGCGTGTATATCTGCTGGTGTTTCCTGTATTTACATTTCGAGGTCTAAGACAGTTATCAATAAACACTCTAGGCAGCGTATCAAAGACTTTGAAAATGATATTGAGTATTTAGCACAAAGTAAGAAAGATGGTGATAAACAACACAGAGAAGATATACGAAATTTACAACAGGCCCTTAATAGGTCTAAACGTGGAGAAACAGTAACAGATTCAGACATGAAAGACTCGGGCCTCGGTGAGGTTATCATGCAGTTAATACCAAAGAAGTATCAAAAGGCTGCATCCTTCCTGGTTCCACAGGTTGAAGAAGCAGTTAAGAAAGACCCAGCTATAGTTGAACGAATTTATGAAAAAATCAAATCTGCCAACACCAGTAATAAACAGGCCCAACCTGGAACTGAAGCTGAAGCAGTATCTTCCCTGTGATTTATGCGCAGATACGGTAACAGGTATACCTCATGGCATTGTAGGAACAGTAGACGCTCAGACCAGTTCTAACAAGATTGACCCCATCTACAATACAACTATTGATTGTCCTAAATGTAAAGGTGAGAAATATGTGTGGGTCTAAAATGACCAGTTATCGGATTTTTTCTTATATCTTTTAGTTACGCATTTAGTGACACATCTTGACCTTCTAGTACGTTTTTTCAACCCTTCGTAAGCACGCCTGGCCGTTTTCCTTTTACCCCCTTTTTTGGTACCTTTACCTTCTCTAAGTCGTTTCATTTTACGGCCCCATGCTTTGGCTTCTGCGCTTCCTTTTCTCATGTTACGCTGACCCCAAGTGAACGATAGTAAGACCTTGCTGCAGGACTTAGACTAGGTGTAGTTCTAGTGGTTCCATTCGACCAGGTAATAGTAGAAGCACTTGGTCTTAATTGATTGTTATTAGTTTCACCTTGACTTTGATTTACTGCGCCAACTCCTGCTGCTGCTGAAACATCAGCAGAATAAACTAAATCTCTAAGTGTGAATAGAGGGTCGAACAGTTTAGCAGAACCACTGCCTATCGACCGTAACGATTCCCCTATTCCTGCACCTATTGAGGCAATTCCTCCACCAGTTTCCTGTAGTGCTGCACCCGTACCAAGTGCAGAAGCAGGTCTGATTAAGGCGTTAAGAAGATATGCACCAACAAGACCAAGAGCTAAATAACTCGTAATCTTGCCGATAACCATGTTATTATCTTAATATACTTGTGCTTTAATGTTTCTAAACTCGAGTTTAGAAAGATTTAAGAACTAATTAATTAGTAGATACTTGTGGCTTTTAAACTAAAAACAGGTAAAACAATTAATAAGATTCTAGCAGGTGCAGGAATAGCAACTTTAGCAACCGTTGTTTTGGGTGCAGTATCACCAGGATTGACAGGAGGAACAATGGGAAAAATAATTCCAGCTGCAGCAGCTTTTGGTGTCGGTGGAATAGAATCAGTTATTGGAGCCTTAGCAACTACCTTTATCGGTGGTTCAAATACAGCCTTTACAGGTGCTAATGCAATGGGTAACTTACAAGAGGATAGTCTATAATGGCTGTTCCACTTATGAGGTCTTATACGACAACAGGTGCAGCACTTAACGTTTTTACACCATCTACTGATGATGTCACACAGCTAACAATTCAACAACTTAATCGTAGTAATGTAATTCTCGACTGTGTAAACAATCCAGACCCACCAGGAGCAGCAGCATATCAGACAAACATTCTAGTAAACGGTATTCAAAGTGGAGTTTCCAACTTTTCGGTAGCCAGTTCTGCATTAAGTGCAGGTAGGGTTGTTTTTGGTCCTATCCCAGTTGCCGTGTCAGGTCAGGCAGGTGGAAAACAGTTAAGCTTTTCGTCTGGACAAGTTGCCACAGGTGGTGGTATTGCACAATATTCATTTTTAATGAAATACGCAAATCTTTTCTAAGGTGGCTTAAATGCCTCAAATAATTCAAGGATACCGTGTCACGGTAAAACCAAACGATACAACTGCTGAATCAACTTATGTTTCTGATATTGTAGCAGCAGGTGCAGCAGCAACCACCATTCACTATCCTACACTATATCGAAGTATTGCAATTTCAATAGCAATTAAAAATCAGGATGCTGGTAACTCCTGCACATTTTCTGTAAACGGTCAGCCAACTATTACATTAGGTGCAGGGTCAGACCAAAACATAAACGGTCAAAATATTGTTAGCGTTCAAGTTACACCAGGTGCTGCAGGTACTTGTGATATTTTAGCACAAGTTACACCAATGTATCTTTCAACAGAACAAGCCAGGTTCGCAAGAGATAGAGGATAACATGGGCTTTTCAGGTGGGGGTTCAAATGTATTAAAGCCACATAAGCACTCTAGTGCTGTTCAAGATGGTTCGCCACTAAATATGGATAATGTTACTGAAGGTTCTTTAACAGCAGGAGATATTGTTTACAGCGACGGTAACGCATTACAGCGTTTAGCAAAACCTGCAGTTCCAGCAGGAGAAATTTTGACTTTTGCAGCTGCAGCAGTTTCTCCTTCGTGGGGTGCTGGTGGTGGTGCTGCATCAATGCAACTAGTAGCTTCATCCGTCTTAACAGTAGATGCTAACTCTATGGAGTTTGCACTTTCTCCAGCAGTACAACAGGCAGATATTGCCTACTTAGTAATTGTACTAAATTCGGATGTAAATGCAACAGGATTAGCCAATCATACTTATTTAACCATAAATAGTCTAGGTTCATTTTACGATTGGCAAGGTACATTTCAAACAGGTGGAGTTCAATCATATCAAAACCAAACAAACCAAACAGAATGGAGATTACATCACGTTAATCACGGTGGGGAAAGAGGTGCAATCTGTTATCTCTGGTGTAATACGGTAACTGACCATATACAAGGACTGCTACAAAGCGCAAGTGATGACACGTTTCAAACTAGTAGCCTTTACAATGATACAGCAGGACAAACAGAATTCAATAGAATTAAAATCTGGATGTCTGATGCTGCTGCATTAATGTTAGCAGGTTCGCGCGTGGACGTTTTCAAAGTTGTGAATACTTGAGATGCTGTTTACAAATACTGTGAATAAAACACAATATCAAAAATTTATAGAAAAATTTCCTAAAAAAAAAGGATTTAGTTATATTATATTTTCAGAGTCTAACGGTAAAATTATAAGCGTTGAATCTGACGATATTACAATTCAAGAATATTGTAAAAATTTAGGTTTAAGATGTTAAAAAAAATATGGATTAAATTTCAGCTTGTGGTTCTGAAATTTTTAAGGTTAGTTCTTTCTATCTTTGATAACAAATAATTATTTGTTATCTTCTTGTGTTAGCAATAATTCTATGTGGCTTAGTCGTTCATCTAATACTTCAATCAACACTTGTTGCGACTTACATAGTTCTTCTAAGTTTTTTATCCACTGGAATAATTGTTTCAAATCACTTTCGACTATATCCATTTTCATTTTAAATCACGTTTTTTTTAGAACATTCTAAACAAATATCATTAAGACAACCTTTAGCCAAATAGATTTTACATACTCTACATTTTTCACGTGGAATGAATTCAGTGGTCAAGCCTCTAAACCTTCCTCAATTGCTATTTCTTTGATACAATACATGATAGTCTCATTAGCGTTTTTCTTCCCTAGTTTGTTACGAACCTGGTCAAGTAAAGCCCAATAACTAATCGGAATGGAAATAGTTTTGGCCACCTTTGTCTCCTTCTGTGCAGCCTTTAACCTTCTTGCTTTTTCTAACGGTGTCACGTGGTCTGGATTAAACATAATAATGCTAAGTCGTCCTACTATAAAATAATATATATTAAGAAATTTTGACCACATATACTTGCCAGTCCCCAGTTATGTCACCCCAAGCCCATACCATATCCCCTAGGAACGTACCTACAGTGAGACTTTTATGACAAATTCAAATAATCATTAGGTTAGTTAGGCTTTTTTGTCAACTAAAACCCACTAAAAACAACCAAAAACAACCAAAACCAACCAAATGACAACTAAAAACACGTAAATCTAAGTAATATCTTTAAAATCATGTGGAAATCGAAATATTATATGCATCACTTATCCTGGTTGCGTGTATATCTGCTGGTGTTTCC